GGTGTAAAGTCCACAGAGATATAAACAGCACCTACAGGATAAGCCTGTAATGCTCCTGCAATCTCAACTACAGCATTCGTACTATCTTTAACGTACAGTTTTTTATCGGCAGTATTGACTGCTAACTCAGCACCAAAAGTAGTAGAGCCGTTACCTACTGCAAGATCAGAAGCAAGAGGAGCGCCAGTAATGTTTCTTGATTTAGTTAAAAGAATAGTCATATTTATTTCTTACCTAATAATTGTTGAACTGTATCTGTTTCGTAAATTCTAATGCCTAGCCAGACAATAGTAAATAAACTAGCCAAGGGAGGCAACCAAGCGGCTAAAGAAAGAACCCCTGTTGAGGCCGCAATCACATCTACAGTTTGTTTACTTTGTTCGTCCAGCATAATAAGTTCCTTTTATTTGTCTGACATTGCTTGTGTTGTTTGATAACGGAAAAAGATTCCACCCATTCCGAATAGGATACTGGCTAACATGATAGTTTCAGCAGATAGGTTAAGCTGTAGGACGTAGACCTGTAGAGCTGCTAATGTAACACCAAAAACTTGCCATCTGTTGCTACGACTACGCCAGAATTGTTTTACTCTGTCCATGATAATTCTACCCACTCTTGGTTGTCTTCATCCCACTCATGTACACCTTCCTCTGGATAGGGTACAGGTGAGTCCCATAAACAAGTGTCTTCGTTTAGTGTCCAGCTAGGATAAGGCTGTGGAGGTATGAAAGCATCACGCTCCTCATCGAATGTGTAGCCAATCCCTGCATAGTTCTTGCGGAAAGGAGTACCATCGTTAGCGTGAACACCGCCACTAGTATTGTAGCTAGTGCGCTTTGCTCCGTAATACTCTTCCCAGTTAATGTCGCCTTCGTCTTTGCCGACAAACACCTGAGTGACTATGTTGTTATCTAATACTGCGTAATGTGCCATAGTGATTATCCAAAGGTTACTGTGTCAGTTGGGCCAGCGGCTGTGATGCTAATTATAGTATTTCCACTATAAGAAAACGTGCTAGAAGTAACTCCAGCAGAAAATGTTGGTGTTGCGGCTCCAATAGGAAATGATAAATAAATTATGCCTGACCCTCCTGCCGCACCGTCTCTTACTCCAGAGTTTTCTGCCCAGCCACCACCACCACCGCCACCGCCATGATTTGCTGACCCCGTAGTTGCAATATTACCTAAATTATTGCCTCCGTAACCTGCTGATGTGCCGCCTCTAGAACCTCTATAACCGTTGTAAGAACCGCCACCGCCACCAGCGGCTACGTTATCAGAGTTCCCAGTTAAAGACTGAAAAGTAGTGCCAGAACCACCATGACCACCTCCATTACCAGTGCCACGATTACCAGCAGAGCCTTTACCTCCACCACCACCACCGTTATATGTAGAAGTGACATATCCAGTAGCACCCGCATTGCCTTGACCACTAGTTCCAGCCCCTCCGAGCTGAGAAGGACCATTACCACCACCGCCTCCACCTGAGCCTCCAGCTTGACCGTTACCACCGTAAAACCCACCGCCACCACCGCCTATAGAGGTTACGAAAGCTCCTGAAACGCCAAATATAGAATTAGAACCGTTAGCTCCGTAAGCTGTGTAAGAACCAGTACCGCCAGCACCCACAGTTATTTGATAACCAATTCCAGTTTGCACTGTTTGTGTGCCTTGTAACAATCCTCCTGCTCCTCCTCCACCTGCATACCCACCACCGCCACCACCAGCACCAGCGAGAACAGCGTAAGAAAGAGAGAAAGGCACTACACCACCACCACGACCAACAGCCTTGCCGATAGAGAAGACACTTACATTAGCGCCAATCATGCAATTATCGCATGTATGCCAGTGGCAGTAGTACCAGTAGCCAGTACTCGCTTAACAGAACATACTAAGTAGAAGTTATCAGGAACAGCTATTGTGCGCGTAGTTCCATCTATATTATGAAATGATACGTTTCCTGCTCCTGTGATGTATAGGCCAATAGCTATGTTATTGGTTACGCCATCTGAACCGTCAGGAGGTGAAGCTAAAGTAGACTGTCTATATCTAGGACTAGTTCCTACGTTATCTGTACTATCAGAAGGAGTCACAGGAACCATGTCAGTTACGCTTCCGTTAAGTTCTTCTCTTTTCCTGTCTATAAATGGATTTGACATTTTAAAACCTCGTTAAATTAAGATGCGGACAATGCGCCTAACTGCCCAATGTGAAAATAAAAGTTACCAGATGTATTGCTAACTGGAGTAGCTTCTAATTGATTGTTTGCTTCGTCACCTGTCCATGTAAATGACGGATGATTTGCGCTACCGCCTGTTATTAATCCATTTTTAGCAATCTCTGTCACATTAATTGCATAAGAGTCAGCACCGATTGTATACTTTGTTACAAGAAGAACATAAGAAGAAGTATTAGCGGCCGATAAACTGACAGGTGATGAGTTACTAGCAACAATATGCAATATGCCTGAGTAATTAAGAGAGTTACCGAATATAGAAGCTAAATCTACAACAGGAGTATTAGCGCCAGTAACAGGCAAGTTGTTTACGCGAGTTACATCAATAGGATTAAGAACTGCAACTGTACTTGCAATAGAACCAGTAAGTTTACAGCTATTAAGAGAAAGTTTATGATTTTCATCAACCCCTCCATTTGTTACTGAAATAGCACCTGTAACATTGTTTTCAGCATACCTGTTAATCTCAACATCAACAGAGCTTAAAAGGTCTGAAGAAGCATTAAACGTTAAATTTGGAGTGCCGCTTAATGTTCCAGATGCAGGGGGTGTAGTTGATCCTGCTGTTCTTGTGGTTTTAATAAAAGAGCTTCCGTCTCCGTTTACCTTAAGATAATAAACATTATATGTCGATCCGTTAACAGTATAATTGTTACCTACTACTGGCGTTCCAGAAGGCATAGTGAAAGAAAATTTATTTTGATTCTCTAACTCGCTACGTAACGAACCGTACCCCGAATTAGCTGAATTAGTAGCAGACGTAAAACAAGAATTTAATGTACATCTAGTTCCACTTATTAAAGCATCATCATCAAATGTTGTATTTGCTTCAAACAAAAAACCCGACCTTAAAGATGATTCAGCACCGCAACTATCAAAAGAAACACCTGATGTATTTCTTACTCGATACCCATAACGACCAGTATTGTCAGCGCCACAGGCTGTAAAGTTACTGTAACTTACGTCTGAAATTAAGAAACCTTGTCCTGTGGTAGTAGTATTTAGCGCATAGCAGTTTTCTACGTTTAATGAAGTGTTGTAACCGCCACTAAAATCGAAACCTGTTACACCGCCCTTAGATCGACACTGAGTCATTGTCACCATAAAGCAACGATGAACGAGGAAACAGGAGGCTGTGAAGTTTTGGCTAAAAACTCTTTCAACAAGTATCTCACTTCCAGCGACAAGAGGGGTTCCACCTTCTAGTTCAAGTCCAATCGCCACACGATTGTTTCCTAACACTTGAAAGTCTTTAAACGCGCAGTAAGTAGGGTTTAATGCTTGAATAGCTTGCCATTCCGCAGGGTCTCCAGTGCCCTCAAACCCTTCCGCACAATCAATAATAGTGTTATGAATTCCTTCACCCTGTAAGGTAACAGATGTTAATTTTTCTACTCCCTCTCCAGTTGTACGAATTACAATAGGTGACTTAATGTAGTATCGACCTTTTGGAAAGTAAATCACTCCACCTGTAATGTAGTCGCTTCCAGTATCTAAACTATCAATAGCCGCTTGAATTGCTGGTTGCCAGTCAATGCCGTTCTTCAAACTCTCAAAATCCTTTATGTTGATCTGAGCGCCTTGGATCATTCTGTTTGTTGCTTTTGTTAAAGCCATGTTATTTTCCTTATATTTTATTTAGCAAAATGCGTTCTTCTAAAGCAGTCACCCTTGCTTTTGTTAAAGCCATTTTGTAATGCCCTGTAAATTATTTTTTAAATATTCCGTAGAACCAAAAGTTACCTAAGTCCATGTCAATATTATTAATATCTGTAGCATTGTTTGTGCCATCTAGATATAATCCTTGAGCATTAGTCTTTGTTATTAACGCTTTCATTCTAGGAGAAGGAGTAGAGTCAGTTACAATGTTTCCTGTAGCTGTGTCTAACCATTGAATTGCTACATCACCTTGACCTACTGTTTTAATTAAAGGCATGTAAGGATTAGCTATTTCACCACCGTCACTCCAAGGGCAAACGGTAATTGCCGCGCCTCTACAATAATCATGACTAAGCGTAAGCGTTCCATTTACATATGATACAAAAGTAGGATCAAGTAATTGCGCTGTTCCACTTATAAAGCTCCAAGCAGAACCAGTCCATTCCATAGTAAACGCGCCAGTAAAAGCAGAAGATGCAGATATTAATACTCGACTAAGACCTACCGATCCACCTACGCTAATGTTCATTTGATTAGCAAAAGTTTCATCAGGCCCAATTACCATGCTTATAACTTCACTGTATGTAGTATCAAAATTTAAGGTAATAGTTCCACCACTAGCCGTAGCATACGTTCCAGAGACACCAACAGGTTCGTGAGAAGCATTATTAATAAAGTCCCATTTAGTTCTGTCTGTATCGCGCTGTCTAATAGTTCCTGCAACAATGCCAATGTCTGCATCAGGCAAATTACCAGCAGTAGGAACGCCTGTCATTAATGGGCCATTTACTTTTGTTAAAGACATATTACTCTCCTAATTCGGGACGAGTAGCAGGGAATGAATCTTGAGAAGGCCATTGCCTTAGCTCTTCCCTATAGGTTATGTAATCATCACGCTGTGGATGATCTGTTAAAGGCATGATGTAATCAGTAGAGGCTAATTCTGAGTCTCTCCACTGTCGAGCAGTTTCTTCTGCTGTAGGCTCTGGGGGTGTAGGGGCAACCCACTCTTCATAGTGTTCAAAGTTAGCTTCAACAAACTCTGCGTCTGCAACGATGGTATTTGTGATGTTACCGTCAGCATCTTTAATTATATATTTCATGTTCTTCTCCTTATGCTGGTAGGTACTGAATGATTACAATGCCATTGCCGCCATTACCGCCAGTAGCGTAAGCGTCACCAGCATCGTTGTTACAGCGTCCACCGCCACCACCTATGCCGCCATGACCACCATGAGCCTGTCCAGACATACCTGCACTATCCATCCAGTATGAACCGCCTCCAGCTAAAAAACCACCTGTCCCATTAGGGGAGTAATTCATTGGGCCATAACTTGCAGTTGCGGCAATCTTTGAATAAAACGACGCGCCACCTTTACCTCCACAAATATAACCGTGTCCTATAAGACTTTCTGGCCCTACAACATCACAAGAGCCTCCCTGCTGATAGGTCTCAACGTTTCCACCAGTAAGCCCTGTTCCAGTGATTCCTACGGCTCCTCCACCATAGCTTCCACCTGCTCCACCAGTGTTGTTTACGTTGCCATTAGCCGCTGTGCCTCCTGCACCAGCAGTGCCGTTTGATGCCCCTACACCGCCATTGGCTGTAAGCGTAGCGCTTAATCCCGTACCTGCAACAGTTGTGTTGCCGCCCGATACACCATTGACACTAGAGTGTCCTCCTGCACCACCTGCACCTACAACCACGGTAAATGAGCCAGAAGTTGTAACAGCTAAAGAGTTCTTTTTGCAGTATCCTCCTGCACCACCTGATGTAACACCATTGCTATCCATTCCTCCTGCACCCCCTCCTGCACCTACAACGTGGATACAGATGTTTCCATCAACAGGAGGAACCCAAGTCTGAGAATATCCTAATACTATGTTTACTGGCAGTCCGCCACCGCCACCAGAACTTATGAAATCTGAAAAATTACTCACGACATTACCCACCCTTGCGTTGCGTCTGTGTATATGAATTGAATTGAGAGATATGCGGCATCCATTGTAAAGTCAGAAGCACTGCTCATTATGTTACTTCCGTTCCTACCTACCACTGTGTCTGTAAAGTTACCTACTGTTACTAAGACTCTTTGTCCTATGGTTGGTGAAGCAGGAAGCGTAATAGTTCTACCTGCCGCGCTAACGTAAACGTGAGTGTTAACCGTAGCGGTAACAGATGCAGAAGTAACTACAGTTGTTATACCTACTGCTACAGGCTCTGAAGCTATCTTAGCCGCTGTTACAGCATTGTTAGCTATTTTGGCTGTCGTTACGTTAGAGTCTGCTATCTTAGCTGTGGTAATTGCATTGTCTTGTATAGCTGATGTTCCTACACTGTCTGCCGCTGGTGTAGCTACGATAGATGTAGTAAACCCAACAAGCATAACCTCAATAACAGAGTTATTAGGAGGAGCTTGAGAAAAAGTAAGTGTCGTGTCTGATACTGCGTAAGAGCTTTTAAACTGATACACACCATTAATATAAACAAAAGTATTGTTCTTAATAGCAGAAGCACTAAGAGTAAAATCAAGAGTTGTGCCGTTAGCTACAAACTGATCAGTTTTTAACTCAGTAGAAACAATATCCCCACGAACTAAAGCCCTTACTTCAATAAAGGAACCTAATAAAGGAGCTTGAGAAAAAGTTAAAGAAGTGCCGTTAGAAACACTATAAGAGTTTATCTCTTGAACTAAACCGTCAATAACCACAGTAAGTGTGGAAGAATCACCTGCGGAGTCAGTCATTGTAAATGTAGTTGTAGAACCATCACCAGTAAAGGTATCTACTGACAAAATTTGATTAGTACCACCAACAGCTTTCTTTAGACTTCGGAGTTCCGTTTGAACGTCAGTAAAAGATGCTCCTGTTCCTTCTGGTAAATGAGATACTAGGTCGGAAGTAGTTACACCAATAGGCATAATTTCTGCAACCATGACTTCAATAGATGCTCCAAGAGGAGGAGCTTCTGAAAAAGTTAGAACTGTTTCTGTTAAACTATATGTTTCTTTTTCTTGGTAAACGCCATCTATATAAATTTGTGTGTTGTTTGAACTTCCTGCGTCTGATTCTAGGTTAAAAACCTTACTAGTGCCGTTTCCAAAAAAGCTATAAACATTCCAAGACGCAGTATCATAGTCAGATAACGTAAGTGCCTTAGCCTCTATAGTTCCTGTACCTATACCTGTTGAGCCTCTAAATAATGACATGTTTACCTCTTAAATAAAATAAAATAAAGGAGACTCCCCATTGCGAGGAGTCCCCAGTTCACTACTTAGCCATTAACAGCCAAAACAACACCTGCTTCAGGACGCATTACTTGCGTACCGTATAGAGTGTCAGCAGTATAGAGAGTACCAAGGAACTCTTGCTTATACTGAGTCTGAGAACGTACACCTTGCTGTTCAGCAAGAACCATAGCGTCCTTGTGAAGTAGCATAGCGGCTTTAACGTCTCCACCTGCACTGTTCTGTGCGGCAGTTTCGATGATTGGGCAGTTGCTAGAAACAAATACGTCAACACCGTATAGGTTTCCAATCTGACCATTACGTACACCTCGTCCGTCTACAAAGTCAGAAGACATGTAGCGATCAACGCCCATGATAGCGTTACGGAGAGAAGGAGGAACAACAAAGCATCGGTTGTCCATAGGAACGTCAGCATCGTCCAATACCTGAATAGCGGCACGGAAACCTGCGTCATTAAATACGTCACTTGATGCTACGGAATCAACAGCATAAGCTTCAATACCAGAAGCTCCTGAGAAGTTATAAACAGTGCTGTGAGTCCAATCAGAACCGTCTCCGTTTCCTAGAGACTTACCCAAAGTAAACAAGTCGTTATCAACTTGCTTGGCTAAAGCATAACCTGCGTCACCAGTGTAGAACTGACGTAGAGAAGCTAGAGCTTGTGCTTCAGTGATGTCTTCGATAAGACGAGAGTATTCAAAGTGCTTGTTGATTGAAATCTGAATTTCGCTCTCAACAGCGTTCTGAATAGTTACAGCAGTGTTTTCTGCCTTAGCATTTGCAGAACCACGAGTAGGCTTAGGAACGTGAATGGTATCACCTTTCTTGCCTGTCATGCTCATTTTCTTGACTAGGTTAGCCAATACTAGGTTAGATTGATAAGCCGCAATTACTTCGTCACTCCAAATCTCTGGAATAAAAGTAGCCGCGCTAGTGTTGTCTACTGCCCCGCCCATTGCGGGATAAGTTGATGTAGCCATGATAAAGTCCTATAATAAGATTAGTGTCGAACTCTCCCTTCTTGATAAGCTAGCATAATCTCATCGGATAATGACATGTATCGTTCAGGATCGTCCTTCATAAGTTTAATAATGTCTGAACGCCTGTAG